CCAGTGCATGGTATCCGGCGTGCGCTTGCACACTTCAAATATATTTGTTAGATGCTTGGCGCTTTGTATGTCTCCTGAATCGTGCCAGCGCATGACTGGATCATTGTCAATTAATGTTACCATTGCCTCCACCCATCGCGGGCTATGAAGCTTGGCCAGCCGGCGTTGAAGAGCTGCTTGTACATTTGGAAATCTATATCTGCCTTTAAGTGCATAGCATCCGCTGCACGTTGAGCCCTTAACCTTTACGAGCTTGGCGCCTGTAATGCATGCGGCAGCTGGCAGGTTGAATGACGGTCCAGGCATCTTGCTTGGAGCCGATAGTCCTCCAGTTATTTCTTTAGCTTCTTTCTTAAGCATCTTTATGAATGCCGTCCTCATCAAAGTCATCCTCTATCACACCGTAACAGTGCTTGTAGTGTCCTGCCAGGGTATCATAAACAGAATCCATATCGCTCATGATACAGACACAGAGTCCATCATCATTGATGAAGTAGTTTTCTTTTTTCTTATGCATCCGCTTTACCTTGCTTGGCGTTGTGTCTTTCTTTCTCTTCATATTTTAAAATTGTTTTTTCTAGATCTAGAACTATTTCAATAAGCTCTTCCTTTTTTAAAAGGTCTAATCTTTCTTTGTCAGTCATATGTCCTTTATAATCCTATTGTTAGTGTTTGTCAAGCTTGGAGCTTGGCGCTTGGAGCTTGTAGCTTGGGGCTTCTTTCTTTTTTTCTCTTTCAACTTCAGGTTGAATTGGGCCGCGTCTCGCTGGGCTCTTGCGCGGGCCCGCATTGCTGCGGGCCCGGTGTTCCAGACTATATTTTTATACATGCTCAACCGGTAACCAGTTATCATCCCGGAATACTTTCAATACTTCTTTTGTATAGATGGACCCAATCTCATCGAAGAGCCCAACTTCAGAACCTTTAACGTGCACTAGTAGCGTGCTGCGGATACCGCGGCCAACTATTGGAGACTCCATTACGATACCTGATACAGGGGGCTGACTGCCCATGTGGCTGTGCAGGATCTTATCACCTTTTTTTATTTCTTTTATGTTCATATATTTCTTCTTTCTAAATTTATCTTATATTATCCCAGAGCTATTGTCAAGCTTGCAGCTTGAAGCTTGCAGCTTTTTAAAATTTTGGCCTTCAACCACAGGTTGAATTTTAAAAATCAAACGTTGGCCAATACCATTCATCAAAATCATCATTCATAATTCCTGATCCCAGGTCCAGCAGGTCATACGCGATTGGGTTAACTTTACCTATTGGACCAGGGATCAGTCGTGGTGGTTTAACTTTATAACTTTCAGTCACCACACCTGATCCCAGATCCACAGAGCATGTATCTCCCAATTTTATATGGGTCTTGTTGTGGATCAGGGATCAGTTCTGGTTCATAACACAAAGACGCCAGCGAACTGGGGTGTGATGTGCTACAACCAGAAGTTGTCCCAAGGACAGTTATTATTAAGCCACATATCCTAGGTGGCTATATCCAACATAATGCTTGACAGAAGATTTGTCAAGTGCTAAAACTCTTTTAATGCAAATAAATATAAAGGATAAAAAAATGGAAAAACAACCAAGAAGAATAAGACTAAATCAGGAATTAAGAAATAAAATTACTCCGAGATTTAGAGTACACCTAGAGGCAGAAGATACGCAAGAAAGAAAAAAGTATTATGACTTGAGAAATTCTTTTAAAGAACTTCAAGATAAAACTTGGAAACTTGCTGAAACTATTGTCCGAAGGCAATATCCACAAGAAGATGTGGACAAAGCATACTACCTTCAAAATAAATATGAAAATGTAAATACTATCGCACCTGATAGCTGTTTTCATTTTGGGTATATGCAAAACGCAAAAGCGAAGGAAGATGAGGACAAGTACATCACTAAACATTTTGACTTTAAAATTGACGGAGATATTGACGGAATAGATAGACAGTATGAAGATAGAGATTTTAAATCTGCCGACTTTTCTTATGCTTATTTTCGTGATGATATCAAAGGTCAGGAAAATTGTAATCCTGATATTAATATTGAGATGAAAGATAAGGATAGAAATCCTCACCAACAAAAGTTTCAAGACGCAAACAATAAATTTCTTGGAACATATTCTGGTGGTGATGAGGGTAGAAATCGTTTTGCTAGAGAGTGGAATGATGAATATAAACTTGATCTTATTGGAAGGGAGTATTGCAGATCAAGACAAATTCCATGCAGTAAGCAAGAGTATGACCAAATGATTATTTGGCAACAGGCTAAAGGTCAATTAATCGTGGCTCATGAAAAATGGATTGAAAGCATTTTAAAACAAATGAAGTTTGTGAAAGATGTTGTCAAAGGTTATAAGTATCTTGATGAGGCAGTTGAGTTTGCAACATTGAGTGGACTAGCAATTAATGAGGCAGAAATTATCAGAACTAACTCAACAGGATTAACTTTATACAATCCAGTAAATGCGTCTGAAATGCTTAAATCCATGAAGAATAAAAATGTCAGTAGAGAGCAGAAAATTGCTGATAGAATATTGTACGAGAAAAACGCACAATCTGAAGTTGTAAATTAATTTATTTACTTCTTGACTTCTGGGGTTATCTGTGGGATAATCCCAGAATAACAAATACAGGAGAAATACTATGAAAAATAATGACACGTTTAAAATCACTTACACAAAGCAAAATGGTGAAAGTGTAACAAGACAAGGTAAATGGACTGACAAGTGTAGAGAGTACGTTGCAAATGCTGGACATAAAGTTTTGTGCTATTTAGATTTAGAGGCAACAGAACTGGCTGGAGCAGATCAGTACAGAAATGCTACAGATAAAATAACTGATTGGAGAATAAACTAATGGACACAAATAAAAAACCAAGTGCGTTAGCAGATACAATGTTTGACTTATCAAAAACTTTTTCTAAATCAACAACTTCAGCAACTCTACATGGTAGATTTATGATGTTGAAAGAAATGCAAATATTTTTGGCAGAAGAAGAAGTAAAACTAAACGAACAAATAAAAAAAGCTGAAAATGATTGAAATATTAAATATCTTTTGGTCATCACCAATAGAACTGCGAGTAATTATACTCGCAGTTTTAATTGCATTTCCAATATTAACTTATTTAGGAATGAAAGGAACAGGGGCAATATGAGTTTGAAATTTTGCCAAGGTCCGAAGTGTCATACGCATAAAACTAAAGACAGGATTAAGGGAACGCAAGGAAATAAAACTTATCAAACTAGAAGAAGATCAAACTTTTATTATGGCAATGGAAATTTTTGTTCTACATGGTGTCAGGATGATTGGTTTAATAAATATGGTGACCGAGCCATTGATCATTTTGGAAGATTAACAACAGCAAAACATTTAACAGAACAAAACGCGTGGGATAAAACTTATGATTGGGATAGTGATTCTAATAACAGACGATATATTTATGTTAATGGAATAACAAAAGAGCAAAGACCATTGACCGAGGAGCAGTTTCGTGATACCAATTACACATTAAATACAGGAGAATAAATATGACAATACCAAAACTAAATATGTGTGAAGAACTAAACGCACCTGAACATTTAAGTTCAGATGTTATAGTCTGTGCGTTGTACGTTAACAATGGTAAGGACAATGAAGATAAACTAAAGAGAGTAGAACAAATTACCAAGAAGATTGGTGGTAAGAAAGCTACTTACGTTATGGGTTTGTTAACTCTTCCTCAATTAATGGAAGATGTAATGAAGACAAATAAGTATAAAGACTTTTTAGAAGAACGAGCACAAAGAACAATCAATTAAAGAACTATCAATCCGATAGTACCCTGTGACGACGCGCAAGAAATTGCGCGTCGTTTTTTTTATCCTATGCAATAACTACATATGTTGTTTATGCAACACGCATCACGCGAATCGCGCCCCATTACAATAGAGGTACCAAACCCATTCTCAACGCGAAAAAATTCGCGCCCCCCCTTACCCCCTTTTTTTTAAAAGGGGTCCCACTACTTCAGGTTGTATTGCTTGATTTGGAGAGTTAATGCTGTTAAAAACGTTTTGAACATCTTAAAAGGATGCTAAAAAATTTTAAAAAAATTTTATGAATTTAAATCAAGTAGATATTAGTAAACTGCCTGCTGATGTCAGAAAGACCTTTAAACAACTTCAAGTATTATACGCTCAAAGAAAGATACAGAACAAAGCCAAGAATGATTTTCTATCTTTTGTCAAGTGCGTATGGCCTGATTTTATAGAAGGGTCCCATCACAGGCACATTGCAGAAAAATTTAATAAATTAGCAACCGGTGAACTGAAAAGGTTGATTGTTAACATGCCTCCAAGGCACACGAAGTCAGAATTTGCGTCCTATCTGCTGCCATCGTGGATGGTGGGCCGTAATCCAAAACTCAAAATCATTCAAGCCACGCACACGGGAGAATTAGCCATTCGTTTTGGCCGTAAAGCAAAGCATCTAATTGATTCGGAAGAATATGCAAAAATTTTTAAAACAACTCTGCAGGAAGATTCAAAAGCTGCAGGAAGATGGGAGACTGCTCAAGGCGGTGAG